AAAACAAAAACTATATTCGATAAATTCAAAGCTGATAACAAAAAGTTAAGAGCAGCTCTTGAAGCTTTAGAAAAAGGATCATTCAAAAATGAAGAAACAAAAACCGAAAGTTCCAGTTGATTATACTGCTTACCATGTAAGACAACAAGCATGGTATATGTCTTTACTAAAGTTTTACAACACAATAGAGTTTGATGAAAAAAAATATATTGAGTTTGCTAGAAGATTATTTGACAATAAAATAGACAAAGAAACTTTAACACAGCTAGATAAACTTAGGAGAAAGCATAATGATCTTGAGAAAAAAAAATGGCAAGAAATCAAAAAAAAAGGTGCAACCAAACTCGGACTTGCCTTTAGAAATGTTATTACAAAAGGACAAGGAAAGATTAATTGAACATTTAAAATTTATAAAGTCATGGAAAAAAAAAGCAGAAAAAGAGTTAAAACAATTAAAAGAGTAAAACAACTAACAGGCTATTATATAGACTACAGTGGAAAGGTAACAAAAATATATGAAGAAAGATTTCGACAGGAAACAAGGTATAGGTGGCAGTGATGCCACAAGAATATATCAAGGTAATTGGTATGAGCTGTACCAAGAAAAAGTAGGTGAAAAAGAATCAGATGATTTATCTGATGTACTCCCAGTACAAATGGGAATACACACAGAAGATTTTAATATTTTCTGGTTTGAAAAACAAACAGGCATTAAAGTTCTTAAGAAACAAGTTTTCATTACCTCAAAACAATATCCTTTTTTATACTGCAACATTGATGGTGTCTTAAAAGAAAAGAAAGCATTACTAGAATGTAAACACACAAATGCTTTCAGTAACGAAGCTAAGACAGCAGATAAGTATAAAGCTCAGATACAACATTATCTTATGATTTATGGTGCAAGTAAAATGTATCTATCTATATTTTTTGGCAATATGAAATATGGTTTAGTTGAAGTTTTACCAGATAAAGAGTTTCAAGAACAACTTCTTGCTGCCGAAGTATTATTTTGGCATATGGTAGAAACTAAAACTCCACCACCAGATTTTGTAGATTTTAATAACTTTGATCAACAACTTAAGGAACACAACAATGGAAGACAAATCATACCCATACTTACCAGGTAGTCAAAACGTAGATACGTCAATAGAAGCTGCTGAATTAATTAAAGAAGGTGCAGAAACTATACGTAAAAAAGTATTTGATGTAATAAGTAATAAAGGTAACTTTGGAGCTACTGCTGATGAGATAGCTGATTTATTAGCGTTATCACCATTTACAGTTAGACCTAGAGTTACTGAGTTATTTAAGCAAGATAAAATTGAACGCAAAGATAAACGTAAAAACTCTAGTGGTAGAGCTGCATATGTTTATGTTGTAAGTAAATCATTCGTAAACAATGAATATACAAAGAAAGGAACGTAATGGGAAAACCAATAGACAGTAGAGCATTAGCTATACTTAAAAAATTAAATCTTGATCAAAAAGATAGTCAAGGACAATACAAAGCATTGTGGGATTGTCATGGTACTTGGGTAATGTATCATAGATATATTGAACAAGCAGGTGCAGAAAATGGTATTCTATATGAATATGATGAAATAGAAAAAGATTCTGCAAATGGAGTTGTAGTTGTTAAGTGTACAGCACAAATGGAAAAAGAAGATAAGAAACATCAAGTAATATCTTATGGTGAAGCATCACCTAAGAATACTAAAAATTCTTATCCATATGCAATGGCAGAAAAACGTGCCTATGACAGATGTGTTTTAAAGTTACTAGGCTTACATGGTTTTGTTTATTCTGAAGATGAAATGCCAGAAGAAAAATTACAAAAAGGTAGAGCATCTAATAAACTAGCTAGTAATATAAAAATCATAAACCCAAAGGAGTTAAAAAATGATAAATAAAGTAATATTAATTGGAAGACTTGGAGCTGATCCAGAAGTTAAACAAACTAAGAAAGGTGATAAGTTTTGCAATCTATCTTTAGCTACAAACAAAAAGTTTAAAGATAAAGAAGGCAATTGGGCTGAGAAAACAACTTGGCACAAGATTGTAGTATTTGATCCTAGACTTGCTGAGAATATGGAGAAGTATGCTAAATCCGGTTCTCAATTATATGTTGAAGGTGAATTAGAAACTAGACAATATAAAGATTCTAATGATCAAAACAGAATTGTAACAGAGGTAGTTGTACCTCGATTTACAGGAAGTATTAGATTGGTTGGCGACAAATCATCTGCTACTAAGACTTCACAGTCTGCGAGTACTGATGACTTTGACGATCAATTCTAATAGGTTAAGTTAATCTACCTATATGGGCAAGCCCCAGATAAATGTTTAACAAAAAAGTAGTTAGTAAAATAACTATTCTTGTTGTGTGCTGTAGGCGTATGAATAAATCTTTGAATTGAGTGCGCCTACAGTTAATAATTTTAAAAATTAATTATATAAATCTTTAAACCTAAAAAAGCTGGTTAGGGAGTAAGCCTTATCAAAGGATCCAGGAAAACCTATTAAATTTATTCCTGGTATATGAATTAACATATTATAAACAAAGCCAGTTAAAAAATTCGATTATAACGAATAGGTAAGTTAGAACCTGTATTGAGATAAATACTAGTTATTAATTTGATCTCAAGCTAAAGTCCTACAATAATAAGCATCAAGTAGTCCAGTAAGGTTAAATAGTAATATACACCTGTCATGGTTTACTCTACTTGGTGCTTACTTTTTTTTAAGTGAGGTGTCAGCTACCGAATTTCATACTACATTGTTGGTATGAAAACTATATTAAGTCTAAAGCAAATCTTTAAAGAAAGAAAAGTATCTAACAATGAAGTTGTAGATGTTTATGATAACATTGCTGATGCTGTAACTGTAGATCTTCTTAAAGGTAAAAGCATAGACGCAGCTCAAGTTGCTTTGGTATCTAATGTAATGAGTATAGCAAGTAGTTATAAAGGTAAGAAATTTGCTATAGATTTATTACAAGGTGCTTTAGCTGAGCTAGAATCTGACCATTTTGTAGAAACAGGTGGTAAACTGTCATAGAGCCACGTATTTAAGCATTAGCTTAATTAGGTATGTTGGTATCAAAATAGGTTAGAATCGCTGTTCTGAGCCTTCTCAGACCGCTTTTCATCGTCTTTTTTCATACAAATATAGTGAGCTTTGGTTTTATCCATAAAAGCTACAAAAGAATCTGTATTAAGCATATCCTTGCCACAATATTTACAAGGACCAATATCTATTACTATCTGTTGGCTTTGCTTACGCCAGGATTTCTTTTTCATTTACACCAGAAAAATATTTTGGATGATACTTTACAGCTTTAGCTTCATGTTTTTTTCTAAAAGACTTTTGCTGATTTAAAAACTCTAAAGCTTTTTTTTCAGATTCAAAAATAATATTAGTAAACATTTCAAACAATTCATTTCTTTTCCAAATGACACACCACATTATTTAGATGTTACAATTTTTTTAATTGTTTTACTACCATCAATATTAGTTTCAAGTTCAGCTTCTACTTCGCCACACATAAATTGTTTATTTTTCATATCCATATTTCTTGTGGCTTCTCGTTTCATTTTAAGACAAGTAGATAAACTGTCTTGTATTCTATGCTCAACAAGCTCACCATTAATAAACAAACATAAAGCAAATACTAAGCTAGTGATTCCCATTGAGTTTACCTATGTTAGCTCTTACTGAATCTTTTAGTTTTTCTACATCAACTAAAATTTTATCTATATCTTTTTGTAATCTTTCAATGTTTACTTTATTAGTCATGTTCTGTTCTTGAGTTTTTTCTAACTTTTCTACTTGAGCTGCTATATGTTCCAACAACATAAACTGCTCTTGGTCTATAGGCTTTTGTACTGAAGCTTCTAATAAATCTTGTTCGAACAATTGATTTTTAGTTTCTAATTGATTAAGTCTTTCAATAACACCAAATGCAAACCAAGCGCCCACAACAATTGCTGTTATCAGCCCTATTAAGTTTCTTAATGGAAGACCGATATTAGTATTTTCGTTTATTTTCATATTTATTTTTTTTAGATTTAGGGAATTTAAATGTTAATACTTCATCAACTTTTTCAAATAAACTATCAATCCAACCAAAAAAATTATATAAAAATCTATCGATCATTTTTTTTTAAATAAATCCATTCCAGGCTTAAGTCCATATATGCTTCCGAATATTCCTAACACTAACCATTTGTAAAATTCTGGGAAGTTATTAAAATATTCAAAAAACATATCTAACTTTTGTTTAGCTTGTGGATCTCCACTAAATACACTCCAGGCCAAAACAACTATTGGCAAAACTACAATAATCAAAACTAGCTCGTCTTTCCATCCTTGATTATTATTTGCCATAACAGCTTTTTTATATTCAATTTCACCTGCTGCCATCTTAGCCATATGGTTTTTTTCTGCTAAGGATTCTAACTGCTGAGCTTCTTTTTTATTTTTATAAATAGCTGCCGCAGTTTTAACTCCAGTAGATAATAAACTAAACCACATTAGTATTTCCACACGTTAGGTCTTACTACATACTTTTGATCAACATCAACAGTTAACCAATCAAGATGAGTAAATGTTTTAGCTATACCAATACCTGTAGGTTTTGGATCCCAATGTAATGCAAAGTCTAATAACTTATATTGTAATTGTGGTGATGTAGATATATCAACTGCCATACCTGTAGTGTGTGGCCCATCTTCACCAGTAGATGAAACTTTATTATTATGTTCTGGGCATCTATATGCCGAATTAATTTTAACACCTTGTTGGATATAATTACGCCAGGCCTGGCAAAAGTCTAAAACAATTTCAGAAATTTTTAATTGCTTACAACATTTACAATAAAACTCAGTACTACTAAAGTTAGGATAATTAGTAAATGCAGCGCCATTAGTTATCATATTGTTTTTCAAGCCTATCCATTGATATAAACTGGCTCTCTTGTATATGATTATCCCAGATACCGAGTTCAACAATACCCCAAGACCAACCAGTTAGGTTTAGCTTAGCATACTCCTCAACATGGTTATAAGGCAACGCACAACCTACATTAACTACTCTGACATAATTTTTATCTCCAATCTTTGGAGCTTTCCAATCTCTAAATTTATGAGTGTGTCCGAATACAATATCGTTAGTTGCATCATTAGCTATTTGTACTTCGCAGTTTTTACCACCATATTCTTTACCCATTATATTTAATGGACAGTGTGTAAAAGATACACCCCCTATAATTTTAAATTCACCATACTGAGATCTTTTCCAATTACGATTATCAAAAGAATCATGTAATTCTTTTTTCATCATACCTGCTATTTCTGGTATGTTTTCTTCAAACTTATAAACACGCTGCTCATGATTACCAAATGTAATATGTCTAGGGATTCTATCGTTATCTATGTATTTATCTAATAGATCTATAGAACTTCTTAATGATTCTATATCTACCATAAAAGCATCTTTAAGTTTACCAGCTTGAGTATGATTTTTTTGAAAAAAACTTAGACTATCAAATGAAGCCCAATCACCTATTTGAATAATATAATCTGGTTTAACAGATTTAATATATTTACCCATCCATTTAAAACGATCTTGTTTTATATGTGGAGAATCATGGGCATCGCCTATGACTATTATTCTATGACCTTTAAACACTATCTACTTCCTTACAAACAAATTTTGTTGCTAACTTCATATTGTTAACATCTTCTATGTTTTGTTGTGTAAGAAAAGTTATAGAGTAATCATATGCTGCATCAACGCACTGTTTCCAATTAGGATATAATTTTTGATGTTGTATTGGTGGAGAACACTCGTTATGTAAAAAAGTACAAACCCATATGATTAGGGTAAATTTCATTTAAAATTTAAATAGCCAATAATTGTTGCTGCTAAGCCTCCTAAGAAAACTAATACAGCTACTATTCCTTTTCCTTTAGATACACTATCAGATAATGAATCTACTTTTTTTTCTAATCTTTGAATTGAATCTATAAGATTTTTCATTCTTTC